CCGCCACCAAGAATGCCCTGGTTCACAGGTCGGCTCCTTCGCAGCTCACGCGGAAGCTCTCCGCGTTGTGCGTGGAGGCTCGAATGCTCCAGCCGGTTGGTAGGGTCAGCGGCAGTAGCTCGGGGCTGATGGACTCCGTGTAGCTGGCGGCGAAGGCCTGCACCGTGGCGCTTGGGGTTAGCGCAGTCACAGGCACCTCAAGCAGCAGATGGTGCGCAGAGGCACCGTCATGCAAAAAGATACGAACCATGCCCCCCGTGGTCGTGCCGGTCGCGTTGATTGCGATGCGGCGCACGCGGGTGCCGTTTGCGCCAGCGGTCAGGATGTTGGGAATCGTGCCAGTGCCATCACGCAACGCATTGGCGGCGCTGATGATGGCCGCGCCAATGCGAGGCGTGGCGGCGAATTGCGGGGTCAGTGCCATCGGGGCTCCTTAAATCACGCCCATGCCCATGAGGGCCAGGGCATCGGGTGTTGATAGGGAATAGCTGGCCGTGCCTTCGCGGTTGGTCAGGCTCAGGCCGAAGGTTTCGCTGCTGGCTGCCGGGGGGTTTCCTGGCGTGGTCGCTGCAATCAACTGGGTGAACGTCACCAGGTCGCTGCCCGCCACCGCAGGGCCAGCGTTTTCCACACGAAAGCCGCCCATGCTCAGGTTTGCCGTGGCCGGCGCGAGCGTGCTCAGGTAACGCTGCAAGTTCAGCAGCAGGCTGGCCTGGCCTTGGCGCGCCGCCACCAGCTCGGTGTTGTAGGGGTCAATGCCTGCAAACCTGGCATTGACCGCTTCAAACCCTTGCTCAACGGCCTGAAACTCGCCTTCCAGCGCGTCGGATCGGTTCGATGAGCCTTGCAGCACATCAAACCCTTTGTTGTAGAACGGGTTGGTCATCGCTCTCCTCGTCTTGGAATGAAGTTCACCGTCATGCCAAAAATGTCATGAGGCAGTTCGGTGCGCCCGGCGCTGTTGATAAGGAGGCTGAAGTTCGCGCCATTGCCTTCGATCCGAAAGCGCACGCGCGTGGCGTACTGGCCATCCCACTGGCCCACGTCCCACTGGCCAACATCCCAAAGGCTTGACGGCCCCTGAAAGCGGCCAGCTGTCACAACCGTGGGCTGAATCTCCACGTCGCCAAAGCTGAAATCGGTTTGCGTCCTGAGCTGCCCAGTGCTTTCGCCGCGCATTTCCAGCTCCACCGTCCTGAAGCTCTTGCGCAGCCGGGGCGAACCCAGCGAGGCGTAAGACAGGCGGGCCCAGGCCTCCACCAGCTGGCCGTCGAAGCCCCGGCCGCGATCCATCCGGTAAAGCATCCCCTGGTCGTCGCCAAAGAACATCGCTCCCTGGCCGGCTATCTCGCCATCAAAGGCGCAGCTCACCCGCTTGCGCAGGTTCAGCAGGCCCCAGGACATGCGCCCCTCTGCCGCAGGCGCGCCACTGAGGCCGTAGCCGTCAGCCGTCAGAATCTTGTAGCGGCCGTTCACCGAGTCCACCAGCGAGGCCACGGGCTCCATGGCCACGACGATGCGCCGCAGCGTGTCGGTCAGCGTGGTGAACGAGAAATTGCCGAAGGCCTGCGTGGGGCTGATGGCCCTCACGCCCTGGTCGTCCAGCGCCGTCACCATCTGCGACTGGCGCAGCGTGTAGGGCTTGCTCCCCGCATTGGTCGAAAGCGTGGCCAGGCGCCAATCCGCCAGCGAAGTGCCGTAGAGCACCAGCGACGAATTGCGGCAAACAATCAGCAGCGCCGAGCTCGTTTCCTGGCCCGCCACGGAAAGCAGGCCCGTCACCTTGTCGCCGGCCCCAAGCTCACCAGCGCCCCGCACGGGCGTCCAGCGGTAAGGGTCAGCTGGCGCAGAGTGCTGCACCGAACCCTCAAAGGCCAGGAACAAGTGATTCCGGTGCACCTCCACCGCCTGGGCTGGCGTGCCCACGGGCATGCCGGTTTTGATCGGCGCAATCACCGCCCCATCAAACTCAATCGGCGCGCCCCGGCCGTCGCAGCCATAGAGCCGAAGCCTGGCCGGGTCGCCCGTGAAGTTGTGTTGCACGAACTGCCAGCGTCCACCAGCTGGCAGCGTGATGGCCGTGCTGGGCCCGCTCAGCGTGCAAGTGCCGCCGCCCGTTGCAGCTCCAGCGGTAAAGCTGCCCGATGGCACCGTGATGATGAGCCGGCCGGCCGCACTGCCGCCCCAGTCCCCAGTCTCCACAATGGCCCGGCGCACCGTCGCGGTTACCCCGCCCCGGGTCAAGGTGCTGCCCTCCGCGTAGGCCGTACCGCCAGCGGTAAAAGCAATCTCATGCAGCTGCTGCACCGCCACCCAGCCCGCAGGCGTGGCCTTGTAGGCAATGCAGGCGGTCGCGCCCACGTTGTCACGGAAGGCGTACACCTCGCCGGCCAGCACCGCGCCACCCCGAAGGGGGCCCGAGCCTGGCGGCGCGCCAATGTCAGCGCGGTAAACGTCCTCGGCCGCCGCCAGCACCTGGTTGAGCTCCAGCGGGTCAATGCTCGGCTCGGTGTTGCGCGTCAGTCCAATGTCGGTGCCACCACGGCGCAGCAGCTCGCCGGCCGTAAAGGTGCCCGTGGTCTTGGTCAGCGCCACCAGGCCATCGCGCACAAAGGCCACCGTGCCCGTGGCTGCGCTGGTCGCACCCGTCAGCACCTCGCCCACGGCGCAAGCCGCGAACGTGGTCAGCGGGGCAAACAGTCGCACCTGAGCCTTGGAAGGCTCAAAGCGGCCGTCATAGCGCTCGTAACCGCCGATGCGGGAATACCCGCCGCCAATCTTGGGCTCGTAGTTCTCGCCGCCAATCATGGCGCCAGGCGGCACCTGGTTGCCCGTGGCCTCGGTGTAGAGCCCGCCGCCCAGCGGCACATAGGCGCTTCGGGTTGTCGTGGCCGGCAGCTTCAGCAAAGCGCACCGCCCAGCTCAATCTCGGGCGCGCACTCGCGCTCCAGCTGGCGCTTGATCTTGCCCCACTCGCGTTCGGCCGTTTGGTACAGCGTGCCGGCTTCCTCGCGCCCTGCGTACTTTTGCAGCGCCAGCCACACGATGCCAATGTGCAGGTGCGCCGGCATGGCCGGCTCGTCGGTGTCGGCCGCCAGCTCCGAAGGGTTGGCGTACACCTCCACCGTCAGGGCCGTGTCGGCCAGCGCTTGCGCATCAAAGCGCAGCTCGCCATTGGGCGCCACCGTCCAGCAGCGCGGCACACCGGCAGAAATCGGCGCCCACTGCTGCTCACGGAACACCTCCCAGGCCATGTACTCCAGGCGCCGGCCGGTTGCGGTTTCCCGCATGCTGTCCTTGACGTAGTTGCGCGCCGGCAAGCCCTGGCTGGCAATCGCTGACTGGCCCAGCAGCAGCGTCAGCGCAGGCTGTTGCCAGCGCCAGCCCCACAGCGCCAGGCCTTGAATCTCCAGCCAGGCCGAAGTGGCCCAGTCGTTGAGCGCTTTGAGCTCGCCGGTCAGGCCCGCCAGCGTGGCAGGCCCTGAGCCCGACACGCCAGCTTCCTGGCGCAGCCGCTGCACGATTTGCAAGCGGTTCATGCGTCAGCTCAGCGCAGGCCGGCCGCAATGTTCACATTGCGCATCTGCTCGGTTTGCAGCCAGCGCCCACCGTTCGGGTTCGCGTCATGCAACACAGCGAACGGGTACAGCAGCGTGGTCTTGGGAATCATCGCGTTCCCGGCTTCCACCTGGAAGGGGTTGCGCTTGGGCTGGCTGAAAATCGTCTTGCGCATTTCGAGCAGGATTTGCACGAACTTGCGCTTGATGTCCACCGCGCGGCCAAAGGGAATCGCGCAGTCTTCCCCGTTGTGGTTCAGCACGATGCCGGGAATTGGGGTGTCCTGCTGCTCATGCACCTGCACCTTGACCGGCTCATTCCAGAAGGCTTCATCGGCAATGTCCTTGGCCGTGAAGGCTGGAGCCAGCTCGATGGTTTCCTGGCGCACGGCGCCGGGGTTCAGGTTCACGGGGGGCTGCTGTTGCAGGTCGCCCACCTCTTGCGAGCCAGTGAATTCGGGTGCTACGTTTCGGGTTCGGGTCATGTCGGGTTCCAGTGAGACAAAGAAAAAGGGCCAGCCCGTTGCCAGGCTGGCCCCTCGTTGGTTGCCTGCGTTAAGCAGGCTGGGTGCTTACTGCACCGATACGCCGTGGCGAATGCGAACCATCCAAGCCTCGTTCAAGGCGCGGGCTGCGTACCAGGTATTCACACCCACGAAGCCGCGAAGGCCCATCGGGTTGCCGTGGTTCATGGAAGTGGCCGGCAGCAGGGTCGGCTTGATCGCGGTGCGGCCGCGCAGCGCAACGTGGCCAAAGGCCTCTTGCGCCAAAATCACCGTGTCGTAAATGTCCACGGCGGCGGAAGTGCCTGGCAGCAGCGGGGGCGTTTGCGAGCCCGAGTTGGCGCCACCAGCGGCCACCGTCACCGGCATGATCGGCACCGCGATGAAACGGAACTCCTCCCAGCTGCCCACCTCGTACTCGCTGATGGTCTTGCGCTGGCCGTACTCGCTGACGTGCACAAAGCCCGTCAGGTCGCGCACGTCAGGAATCGCATCGGTGTTAATCATGGCGATGTAAGCCGCCTCAACCGGTTCGGTCTTGACGTTCACCGATGGGGCAAGAATCTCAGTGATCTTCTTGGCGCGGCGGTTGGCCAGGGTGCGAGCTGCGGAACGCAAGTCGCCGGCCAGCAGGCGACGAACCACCAAGTTCACGTTGGCCACGTTGGAAGCCAGGCGCACGTTGGCCGAAGCCGCCACCAGTGCGCCAATACGCACCAGCTCCAGCGCTTCGCCCATCGTGTCGCCGGCCAGCTCCACCATGTCGCTGGGCACGTCTTCTTCGTGCAACAGCTGCGTCTTCGAGCTGAACTCAAAGAGCACGCCGAAGTTTTGCAGCGTCATGGTCACGTCCACGTAATCGACGTTGTAAGTCGTCGGCGTCGTGCCTTCAGCCAGCAGCAGGTTGGCGCCGCCAGGCGTGGTCAACATCGCGTTGGTGATGTTCGGCAGCTCAACGCCCGAGAAGTTGTTGAACGGGCGCAGGCGACGGAAAGTGATGTTGTCCGTCATGTTCTCGGGCAGGTTGCCGTTCTTGGCGAACTTACCCGACACCTCCATGCGCGTCACTCGCGTGAGCATCTCCTTGGCGGCATAGGTGTTGGTACGCGGCAAGCGCGTGTTGTAGTTATGGATGGGCATAGATGACTCCTAAGGATGGGATGG